GCTTGGCACCTTGATCTTTCAGATCTTTTGGGAGTACGAATCCATCTTCGACCTCCATGATCTCATTCTCACCTGTGGTCGGATCCATATAGGTCACAAATCCAATTCGTTTCAGTGATTGCCAGTAAACAGTTCTTACCCGGATCAATCTACTGTGGCTATCATCGAAGAACAGTGTGTCGTTCCTGAAACTGGAATCCTTGTACAGATTCTCCATCTGTTCCTCATCTAGAAATCTTCCCCAGTTCCTTACAATGGCTGCAGGACCCATGTATCTTGTCACGATGGCCCAATCACTGTCCTCCACATAATCAAGGTCAGGATCCAGATCGTAATCCACATCCAATGGGTTCAATACATCATAGTTCACCTCATTTGACCGGATGGTCCGTTCGGTGTAACATTCACCTGCTACTAGAAAATGGAACCATGCCTTCTGAAGCTTTTCATGCACTTCCTCCTGTTGAAGAATGTAACTCAATGCATGTTGTCCCAGTATGGCCTCATTGTCCACATAGGATCTTTCGAACATTGCCTCCAGATCTTTGGAAGAAGGTACTTCTTTGGATTCCTCTCCTGTTTCTATGCCCATGGCATTCATCTCATTCACCAGCATCTGTTGGACGTTGGCATTGATGAAATCCTGCTTGGCCTTTTCTTTTCGGTCCACTGCGTCCGCATTCACTGCGATGACACTGTAGTTGAAAGGTCTCTTCGGCTTCTCTCCTAGAAGGATATCTACCGTTGATTTTATGATCGTGTAGTTCCTGAGTTTCGAGGGGAAGTTCTTTCTTGTTTTTCCATAAGGACGAAGAACATAATCGTAGTCATCCGCATGTGTGAGTCCATTGTAGTACTCATACAGTCTTTTCAAGGTTCTTTTTCGATCTCCCCTGTTGGATTCAGACAGGGCACATAATCCCTTGACACAAGCTGTCCACCATTTCTTGTTCTTGGATGCCAATGGGATCCTTTGATCCGGAATACTACTGTACATGATACAAAGATACAATGAGGTCGGTCCTTCCTCTTTTCCGATTCATTTCAACAAGATCAGATGAATGATACCTCTCCGGTATTATCCAATTGATCTCCTGCAAATATCGTGTTTCCATTGTAATGATTCTCAAACCATTCCCAGTGACTTCCTTTGGGATCACTTTTCACTTCAGAGTTGAACATTTCCTGCATCATGTACATGCCTATGATCAAAGCCATGCAGTTATGAGTGACGAATCCTTCTGAGACATAGGTGTGGTCTTCTTCCACTTCACAATTGAAGACTTCTACGGCTTCCGCTCTTGTTCTTACTGCTTTGACAGGCGTCCAAAATCCTTCTTCAGTTTCCAGCGCTACAGTTCTGCCCCGAACAGTTTTACTTTTAAGTTCGTACAAGGTACTGTACTGACAAAGCTTCTCTGCGTACCTGGAAGGTATGGTGAGTTTGTGAAGCCCTTTATTGGTTACTCTGTAACTGGACCATATTCCATGATCAATAAGAACCTGTCGTAAATGTTTGATCACTTCTTTCTCATTCATTCCGACCTCAATCGCTTCTCTTGGAGTTTTTTTAAGACTTCCTTCTGCTTCAATTATTCCTATAGCAGAGTGAATGCAGTTCAGTTTGTAGTGCTTATTGTTGGCAGTTCCTCCGTATTTTCTGAAAAGTTCTGCGACATACGCAGAGGTTTTGGTCAGTATGTAGTACCCTTCGAATTTTTTAATGGTACTTGTCTTTTTAGTATTGCCATGCCCCGCACTGTCGTGCAATAAATGCAGACGATCTACTATTTCTGCCACTTTTTTAGCTTGTTCATACTCTTTACTGGAGAATGTTATTTTGAAGGAGTTCTTGCTCAAATGTCCATCTCCTATGTACCAGCCTACAATGTAGGCTTCGTCTGGGGGCAATTCAGGTCTCAGTCCTTTTCTTTTTGGTATAAATACGTAATCTTGAACTGGTACCAGTCCTTCTGCAGGTTCGAACTGTTGATTCTCTTCGTACCCCCAATGTCTGTTGCCGGCTCTTTTCTTTTGATGGCTTACAAGTACAGGGTGATCATGAGTGCAGACAAGCGGTTCATTTTGTCCTACGATGAAGATCTCAGTCAGTTTTTCTGAGAGACTATGGGTCTTTTTAGTAACTGATCGGTACCTTCCCTTATGGGTCAATACAAGATCTCCAATAGAAATCTCTTCTATAGGCACATTTCCTTTAATTGTCTGAAGTTGTGTTCCTCCTATAAGGCAGCGGTCATAGTTTCCCTTATGGTTGAATTTTCTGGCCTCCATCAAGAGAGCGGTATCATAGATCTTGTGCGCATTCAATGTGTAACTGTCATCGATGGCCCTCCCTCTTTTTGATTCGAACCAATCTCTCAGATAGATCTCTCCCTGTCGTTTCCTTGCATCGGTCATATGCATCCCATATCCTCTCTTTACTGTAGAAGATTGAAGATCCTTGTTGGAAAGCATTTCAAACTCAGGTTGGAGTCTATGTAGAAGCCTGAATCTTTTTGCATATCCGATCACATCTCCCCGGTCATTCTCAAATCCGATCTTGGCATTGTAATGCAATGAGAGTTTGAACAGGTTTGAATTGTATTCATCCTGCGTGTTCGGTCTACCTACGTACGAGGCCACTATCATGTCATCAGGTTGGCTCAATCTGTTCGGTCTCTTCAGAACATATGTGGCCCCTAATGAATTTCCTGAGGATTTATCCTGCGCATACGGGTCATGACAGATGAAGTACATGTTGTCAGGTACCAGTCCTCCTATTTTGAATGGAGGTTCATAGATGAGGACACATCCTTTGATGTCATCTTCTTTTCTATGAGGGAACTGAAGTATGGGTTTCAGATTCCAATCAGGTTCAAACTTTACCCCCGTCTCACTCTGTACCAGTTTCCCAGGTACTCCCAGAGATTGAAGATTCTTGGCCCGTACTCTGTCATATTGTTCTTTGAGGGTGGCCTGATTGAAAAGGTTGTTGTCGGCTTGAAGTGTTGCTTCTTCCGGATTGAACGGATGTTCTGAAAGATACTTGTCGTATGCTTTCGGATCACTGGCAGTCCTTGCTTTTGCTCTTTGAAGAAGTTCGAATTCCTTGGCCTCTTCTATCAGTGAATTTCCATCCTCATCTATGAAACCATCGAGTATCTCATATATCGGAAGAAAATACCCACACTCTGTACCGGCTCCTCCTTCACTCCATTCGTTCTCAAATCCCAGACAATCGTATGCTTTGGGATGGTAAAAAAGTTCATCGAGAGATTCAAAGCCTTCACCTGTGGTACCACCTGTTCCAAAGGCCACCATGGTTCCCAGGGTTTTAGAACCTTGTCTCATCGTAGGCATGGCCACTGACCAGGCTTCAAGAAGTCCTGGAAATGCTCCTGCTTCCTCAAAGAATATGAGCTCTCCCGCTTTACCCCTTACCTTGTCAGGATCATCCTTCAATGAGATGGCTGCTATACTGCTCTGCATTCCCATGGATACCCACTGACCTTTCACCTTCTTTTTGTATCCACTGGTCTTTTCCATAGGATGGTCCAGAAGACGTGGCTGTGTCCAAGCAGTATTGTTGTCAATGAAGTTCAGTATCTTCCAAGCTTTGGTAAGGATGGCATCTGCTCCTGACAGATATTCTTTCAGACCTGCGAATACGAAATTCTTTGAATTGCGTACAAGGAAGTAGTTCCGTACAAGCATTGCTGCGGCCTTGTAGGAATATCCTTTACGTCTGGCCTTCAGTACCACCATGTGCTTGCCATCTCTACGGCAGGTATCTATGGCATGGAAATACTTGTGGTCATTGTCATAGAATCTTGGGAAACTGTCAGTACGTTCGGCGATCACCGTACCGTCTTTCAGTGTCACATCCTTGGACAATTGGATCCTGCAATAGTTCAGATAGAAATAGTGGAATCCTGTGATAGTGATATCTCCCTCAGGTGTGGTATACCCCTCAAGGCATCTGCGTTTCTCCTCATCCCAGAAATCGAAATATCCCTGTGTGTTCTGGAGATGCAGTGTGTATCTTCCGAACTTGTTGAAGTGTTCGGCAGCCGGTGAAAGTCTCTTGGTGTGCCTGAACTTATTCATTGTATCTGTTCACCTGGACATTTCCGTAAGTGTCGTTCACGGAAACTTCTTTCTTGACAGCATCTTCCAGTTCTTTCATACCGTTGATGGTCTTTCCAAGTTCTCCAAGGATCTTCATATGTTTCAATGCATCATAATCCTCATCATCTGTCTTCAGATTCTTCAGCCACTCTTTCAGTTTGACCACACTTTCCATGGCCGCTTCCAAAAGAAGCTGTGCTGATGTGGAATTCTTGGAGTATTCCTCTATGGCTGTTCTCAGTGTGGGATGATCCTCGAACTTTGAATTCTTGAACACTGATCTGAGTATCTCTGCCTTTCTGGTACTTTCATCATATACCATGTACGAGGATCTCGGATCGTATTTGAAATAGATGTAGGCCAGATACTTGGGCGCTTCCTTGCCATAGTGTTTCACTACTGCTTTGAAGGCATCTATGGTCATACAGTATGAAGAAGGTCTGACCGCCAGATCACTTTCCAGCTCCAAAAGATTTTCTCTTAGCATCGTTCTTTTTCTTAGCTATTGCAAGGCATTCACGTCTCGACTCTTTTGAACTGAACAGTCCGAATCTCGGAAGTCTCACAGAATCGAATGATCCTGCGGATATGGTCTCTGCAACTGTCATGAGTTGCGAGGCCACTATCCTGTTCACCTCTTTCAATGGAAGATTGTATTCAGTCGCCAACAACTGGATCACCTCCCTCTTTCCCTTCGCCATCTTTTCTTGACCATTTCGGTGGAACATCGGGACAACTTGAAGTTTCCCATTTTGTCTTTGTCTCCATCAGGCATCCACATAATCTGCATCTTCCTGAATCTGCATCAAAGTTCGGACATTTATGGCATTCCGCTATCCTCTCCTTGTACGTGGGCACATCCACATAGCTGAATCCGTTACCGGCATGTTTTGCCAGTTCCACTGCAAATCTGAATATCAATGTTCCTACACTATCCATGATCCATCATCAATAAGTTTCCACGTTTATCGTAAATGACCATGATCGTCAGACCTGAGGTCACTTCAAAAAACACATTCATGATCTGTCGGTCTCTGTCTTTCGGACCGTTAGTTCCGGTGCAAGATGATCTCCACATGTCCTCTTTCTTCAAAAATCGGTGCCAGGTTGAATACCTTATCTTTTTTCAGGATCGCCTTCTTGTTCTTCAGTCTGCCAATATAGGTATTCAACACTGTAGGCTGCATTCCCAATGCGGCAGCTGTCAATCTTTTATTCTCCTCTCCGCACAGATCCCCATCAGAATCCAGTAGGGCCCCAAGGACCTCTATCTCTTTTGGAGACAGTCCTATGGGGCCATTCCAGAATTTAAGACGAGCCGCCGTAGTGGCGAACCTCACTTTGATGACTGTCTTTTTACCAAATTCCATCCGTCTGCTTTCAGTGTGAGGTAAGTATCTTTTTCCAATGCATTGTATCTCTGGGCAACTTCTTTCATATCCGGGATACATTCAAAGATCGTATCCAGATCATTCATCCGTTCTTTGAAGACCTTTTTCATACGGTCATTCTCTGTACGTGCATTCTCCAGTTCTTTGAAATCCTCCAGTGATATGGTGACCGTGCCGTTCATAGTACCATCATGATCTGATTCTCCTGTACCACTATCACCATTTCGACAATATCATTTTTTGATTTCTTGTCTTCAGTGTAAACCAATGCCATCGGCATCCGTGGATCCACAAGTACTTTTTTTCCTACCGATCCTTTGATCGATGCATCCCTCACCAGTTCTCCAACACTGATGACCTCCAGTATATTCGTAGGAATACCTGAGTCATCCTGTTCAATTGCTTTCATTGTGGAATCCAGAAGGATTATCTCACTGGGAGTTTCCAATTTACGGGGATCTTTAAGTACGATCCATGTGCCTGTTGCTTGCATATCTAAAGTTGTTTGTTTTTTCTGCCTGCAAATATAACAGATATTGATATGTGTTTATCTTTGAGGTCTGAAATCAAATTAAAAACTCATTCAAAATGGAAAAATTGACTTTTGATCCTGCCTTTGTTTACTTCACCGCAGTAAGAGAATCTGACAAGATTGTTAAACTTATTCCCACATCGGTTCTGATTCAAAATCACATGAAAGCTAGTGAAAAGATACTTGAGAGCCTGCATCCAGAAGATCCTATTGTTCTTCTTCACCACAGTCCTGAGGCCAAACTGAGATGGCACAATACTGCCATACGTCAATCATGTCTGCTTCCTCGTGAACGAGTGGCAGACATTGATCTTGAAAGTGCTTCTGAGTATGTCTTTATGAATGAGGACTACTTCGGTACCATGGATCGGAACTATCTCTTGCCGGTGGATACTCAGATGAAATCCATCCGTGCAAGTGCTCCTACTCTTTTGGCGTTCTACAGCGAGGAGAGTCACGATCATTTCAGGTTTACAGAAGAAGGTCTGAAGGAGATGACTGGATTTCTTTCTGAGAATGCCCATAGAATGCACAAGAAGTATCTCCAGTACCTGACCGCAGAGATCGGACCAGACGGTCTTCCGCTCGGAGATGTTCAACTGGTACGAGTAAGACCCACAACTGTTTAAGGTCTAAAATCAACTTAAAAACTCAATTGAAATGGAAAAGAAAAGTTTTGGTGAGGCCATAGAGGCCATGAAAAAAGGTAAAAGAGCGGCCAGAGAAGGTTGGAACGGAAAGGACATGTTCGTGTTCATGCAAGTACCATCTGAGATCCCCCTCGAAGTTGTTCCGAAAATGCAATCCCTCCCGCAGTCCGTCAAAGATGTATTTATCAGACGTCATGAATCTGTGAAAGAGGGAGCCATGGCCTCTGTAGATCCTATTCTGATGAACACCATCAGATATAAAGATCAGATAGCGATCGTATATCCTGACAATACGATCTGTGGGTGGTCACCCTCTGTTTCTGATACTTTAGCAGAAGATTGGATCATATTGGGATGAAGAAGACTATTAAGAAACACAAGCTCATTTTGGACATTAAAAGCATTCCTCACGGAATGACTTTGGAGAAATGGGCTTACATCTACAGAACTACAAATCTTGCTCTGTGGGACAGTGCGCTTGGAGGAATACGTCCTCAACTTGTGGGCAGAAGGATCAAAGCTCTGAAAGTCTGCGATGTTTCGAAATGCACGCCTACAGTTCTTTTGGAAAAATAAGTGCTACTTGCGGAAACGTCATGAGGCCTGTCTGTCCGGGACGGCATAAAGCGCAAGACCGGATAAAAGCCCTGTCAGAGAGATCTGATGGGGCTTTTTTTGCAAAAGAAACCCGTCAAGTGATCAGAACTTTCATGTTCTTATTCAGTCTTGACGGGTCAGGTCTGGAATACTCTTCCAGAGGATGGTGGAAATAAAAGGAATCGAACCTCTGCACAGAGCTCTTCAGGCTCCCGCTCTACCTACTGAGCTATATTTCCTTGCGCAGCCCTAAGGAATCGAACCTTATCCTGTGGTTTTGGAGACCACTTGGCTACCTTAGCCTGGAGTGCTTGGAAAGGCAAAAGTAGTTATTTCCCTACATTGAAGTACCACCTTCCAGAAAGAAGTACTGCATAGTCCTTATGTGTGAAGTGTCCATTGAGTCCTCCCCCAAAGTTCTTCTTTCCCACATATCCTAGCCCAACATTGACGACCACTGCGTCAGGAATGTTGTCTTTCCACAGTAGCCTTGGTCCAAGGCCAGCTTCAAGATACATTTTTCTTTTGGGGTATTCATGAACAGTGATGGTGATCTCTCTGCTTGGCGCCAGATACTTATAG